ATTGCCGTGACACTTAGGACAAATCATTCTTTTTCCTCCAACCAAAGAGCTAGTTTTTCAATCGCGGACTGTAGCCAATCTGAAAACCAATCCATTAGACGGACTCCCCGCTCGAATACTTTTCAAGGGTAAGAACACCGCTCGCGCCGTAAAATCGTTTATGGCCGTTTTTATGAACGTGAAGTAAACGAGAACCATGACTAGGCGTAGCCCGAAGGTCTGCTATGTCATCTTTTTTTCTTGGTACAAACAAGTTTACGATGGCCGTCCAATTGTTCCGCAGGGCAATTAATTTCTTGCCAGTGCATATTCTTGTATTCGTCATTTTTGACTCCTTTTGTTAAGTGGGACTAATCCTATACGATTACCGCACAGGGCTTGTCAACTTAAAAAATTCTATCCAATCGTACGGCTTTTCAAAAACAGCCAAAGGCGGTACGGCTGTAAGACCATCCATGCGAAGGTCAACAGCATCGGACCCAGAATAAACACTAATAGCCAAGCGACTGTCGCGCACAACAATAAAACAAGGCCCGCTGGAATGACGACTAAGCCAAGCACACTGGTGTGGGGATAGACTGAGTTTATTAGAGCGTCCTTTTGTAACCTTAAGTTCGACAAAGCTAAAAACCCCGTTTTCCGAACATAATAGGACATCGGGAACCCCTGGGACAGACCAGCTTTCGAGACGGGTTGTTTCAATTTTTCTCCCGCTTGTTTTTATTCCTTTTTTTATTTCTTGCCACAGGCTTGATTCCTTCGGCGGCTTCTTCGACTTCTTCTGGCGTGATGTCGATAACTGGCTCAAAACTTTGTCTAATTCGATCAAGTTCCTTCTCCACATCTTCACGGCTCATTTGATCTATTGAGCCGGTTCTAATTTCTGATTTACTCACATATATATCGCCTTGGGCCTGCCCACGGCGATACTCTGCTTGCACTGCCGCAGAGTAGGCTCCGTTCTCTAACGCGGCATCTCTGATTCTTTGTAGGTCCCGAACGTGTTTTTTGTAACCAACCGCGTACATCTCATCGAGTTCTTCGCGGTACCTTTTTATCTCGGCTACAACGTGAGGGCAAATATTCTGGCTGGTTAACTCGTAAGCTCGACTGTGAGCGCTCTTCTCGGGATAACCAGCACGGATTGCGGCCTCTCGCATAGTTATGAGACCATCATTACTAACCAGCTCTTTGACGAACTTCTCTTGCCGTCGTGTTAACTTACGATTTGGTCCTCTCGTCTGGACTTTTTTACCTGTCCCATCAGTAGCTGGGTACACGGCGTTATTATTAGGCATTTTAGGGCCTCCAAAGGGCTTTTATTGTTTAATATCAAGGCTGTCCCACCACTGTCCCACCGTTTTACTTTAACAAACGGCTGTAAAGTGATATGGGATTAAACCTAATTAGTTAATCTTAGATAAAATAACAGCAAAACTTACAAAAAGCACTGACTTTAACTAAGACTCTGTCCCGCGAGCAAGATTCCGTGACTCAAGAGGTGGGACACTGCCGCAAGCAAAAAACCCTTATATAATATATGGTTAGTAGACTGTCCCACCTGTCCCACCAATCCCGTCTATATTTTGGGAAAAATATTTTTTTTATTTTTTGAAAATTACTACTATAGTGGGACAGCGGGACACCCGTGGAGCCTTAATTGAATCCCATGCCGTTTGGATTACCATTGTTATTAAGCCACCGAAGAAGTTCGGTCTTTTTTGTAGGGATGTCGTACTCTTCAACTTCAAAAGTATGCATATCCTCTTTCCCTTGATGCTTACGAAATTCTCGGTTTGCTTCTGCCCGACTTGTAAACCATTTGACGTCTGAACAACCTGTACTGTCACGTAAAATCTGAACCATGTAAAAACGCATTGTTGCCTCCTTTTTAAAACACTGATAAAAACTTAAACTGCTTAAAAGAGACGTGGGCCGTGGTTCGTTATCACATATTATTTATTGTTGGGTAGTTTACTTCTATTTGCCATTTTCCGTGCCACTTCTTTATGAAACCTGATGGGCACACGTTTTCCATTACAGAATTCTACTGGCAGTTTACCATCCTTCATATAAGCGTAGCTTTGATCCATGTGTCCATATGCATCATAAAAGTACCGTTTTAATGCAATTTCAAGGTGCATTTTTACTTTACCCTTCCACCTTTCATCGCACGTAGGTTCTTCGTCTAAAACATCGAATGGGAAAGTGTCTGAGTGATCTACGTTATGGATGTCACCTTCTTCATCGGTGCTCTCGATAGCCCATTCATAATATACTTTCTTATCTCGCCAATCTTTTGCCATGTTGACTCCTTTTAAAAGAGGCCCACGGCTCATCTAAACAGTTTACTTAATGTAAGCTGCTTAAAAGAACCGTGGGCCGTGGTTCGTTAATCTTGGATATTTTCTTTTAACAATTTATAGAACTCATTGAGCGTGTATCTCGACGCATTTGTCGCAAGCCCTATGTGTTCTTTTACATCTTCCTGGGTAATGTAACGTTCGACAACTTTATCTTTTTCTTCGTCAAAATCGAAAAGGCTCGGTCCGAATATATTTTCGTGTGAAGCAACTCGGATAAAGAACTCTTTCCAGTTACTGGTTGTAATTTCATTCATTCCTATAGACATCGTCAGGAAGGTCAAAGCTTTTGTAACTCCGTTAAGAGAAACTTTTCCTTCTTCTGTCTCATGGGGTAACCAGCAAAGTTTTTTGTAATCTTTAATTTCAGATAGAAAATAATTTAAAGACATGGTCGTGACTCCTCTTAAAAGAGGCCCACGGCTCATCTAAACAGCTTACCTATTCACAATGTAAAAGAGCGTCTTCTTTATCTTGAAAACACTATATCAGACTTATCCCATACTGTCAAGCAAAAGTTATCCACAGGCCAAGACTTAAAATTACCAAAACCCCAAAAAATTCTGAAAATTGGTCGTTCATTCTCCTGTCTCCTCCTTCATCCTCTGTTCTGGTCTAATGACCTCGAACTCTCGCTTGCGAGTCTGTTTATTGCAGCAGGCGCAGTAGTAATAGGCTACTCCGTCTATTTCATAGATAAACTCGTTAAGGCCATTGCAGGTTCGGCATTTTTTATCTTTGTACATAAAAAAGGTGAATCCCTATTTTTTTGCACTTTTCAAATCGCGTGGCCCATTCTGGGCGGACATAGGTGGCGTGGTAGTGGGTAGCGTCCTCTAGGCCCGTCAGCTTAAGCTCTGATATAAGCAAGGTGGTGGCGAGGTACTGGGCCGTGGTCCATGCCTCCTGTTCCTCTGCGTCCTCCTCTGGGCGCTCTGGCTTGCCGTCGCAGTAGTAGCTGAACTGGCATTGATGTCTGACGGGGTTGCCATTCCAGTAACGCCCTTGCTTGACGACCGCGCAGATGCTGGACGGAAACCTGGGGTCAACTACTCTGTTCTGTATGACCACGCCTACTGCCAGCATACCCCGCCAGCCTTGGTTCCGCGCTTCGTAATACATGGCCTCGGCCATACATCGGTGTTCACTGGCTTGAGCGGGAACCAGCACTGCCGCCATTACAATGGGTATCAGGCAAAGTTTTAAAGCATATGTCATTCGGTTAGCTCCTTCAACATACTCACTTCGATGCAGGCTGTTCCATCGCCCAGCGCAAGTGCCGCCTTTGCACAAAGTTCCAGCGAGGAATACGTCTGCACTATCTCAACATAATTGTTTAAGAATATAACAAGAGAATAATAAAAGTCAGTCATGGCTCAACCTCCTCCCTTGACGATTTCTACATGCCTGTAAGGAAACTGTTCGCGCACTCTCTTTTGCTTCGCGTAAGCGGCGAACTCATGGCTAAATGCCCCATAACAAATAGCCACCCCTGCATGAGCTAATAGTACATAATACATCATTTTGACTCCTTTAAAATTTCATTCCTTAACCATTACTTGTTTCGTATGTTACGACTATTCGCACGGGGTCATGTTCGTACAGGCCCGCAATAGCCTCCACCACTGCCTCAACTTTTTCACTGTCCGCACCCAGACCCCCACCACTTGTGAAAGAACTTACTTGGACTGATTCAGTGGCTGGAAAATCATCAAAACATTGGATAGATAGTTTTTCGATGTACATCATGTTTCCTTTCTAGTTGGCTTGTTTCATGCGTTGATCGCGAAGCTGTTGGGCATGGGCCTCCCAAAGTGCCTTGATGCTTGGATCATGGGCCGTGTCCCGTGCCTTCTCGCAATTTGCTATGCGTTGCTCGACGATGGTAAGCGTGGTCATTTTCATTAGTGAGAATAGTTCTGACTGATCCATTATTCTTCCCCCGCAGAAATTTTCTTT